ACATGACTCAGCAGCGGTTGCAAACGGACCTCAATAGTTACGAATCAGAACTGTCAGAGCTCCAGATCGCAATCCGGGATCTAGACCGGAAGCCCGACGCGCTGATCGCAATCTCCAATAAGCAGCGCATAAACGCTGCCGACAAGCGGGAGCTCCGTCGTCTGGCGGAAATGATCCGAGGGTTGCTCAGTCTGGCGCCATGAGGTGGTGAAATGAACGAAAACATCTGGATCTACGACTGCGAAGTCTTTGCCCACGACTGGATTTTTGTCGCCAAGCGGCCGGACGAAAGCGGCGAACAGGTGGTGTTGCACAACGACCCGGCAGCCTTTCGATGGTGGGCGGACAGCTTCGGACGGGACGGTTCCTTGGTCATCGGAGGATACAACACCAAGCACTATGACCAGTGGATCATCAAAGCGATTTATTTCGGCGCCACCCCGGAAGAAATCAAGAAGATCAGCGACTTTATCATCGCCGGGGGTAACGGTTGGGATCATCCGTTTTTCGCGGAAACGCGGTGGCCGCCCTGGATGAACTTCGATCTCATGGATGACATCCCGGTCCCGCTGCGGCTGAAAGAAATCGAGGGAAACCTCGGCATGGACATTGAGGAAAGCAAAGTTTCCTTCGACATCGACCGGCCGCTGACGGAAGAGGAGCGAAACGAAGTCATCCGGTACTGCTGCCACGACGTCGACGCCGCAATCCGACTCTATCATGAGCGCAAGGATTACCTGCAGTCCAAGATCGCCGTCGGCGCCATGTGTGGTCTGTCGGCCGGGGAAAGCCTGCGGCTGACCAACGCCAAACTCACGGCGGAATTCCTGGGAGCGCAGCCGCCGCAAACGGACTGGCCGGACCGGGACGTCTATGAATTCCCGGAGAACCTGATCATCACGAAGTACCCGCAGGTGATTGAGTTCTTCGCCGACGTCGATCCGGAACGAAAGCGCAAACTCAAAATCGACATTGCCGGCGTCCCGCACACAATCGCCTGGGGCGGCCTGCACGGCGCCCGGGAGTGCTATCGGGAGGAACGGACGGAAACCCGCCGGATCTCCAGCCGGGACGTGACGAGCTACTATCCGAGCCTCATGATCGTGAATGGCTACATGAGCCGGAACGTCCCGGATCCCGGACAGTTCAAACGGGTTTACGAGCGGAGGATCGAAGCCAAAAAGGCCGGGGACAAGGCCACCGCGGACGCGCTGAAGCTGGTTTTGAATACCACGTTTGGCGCCATGAACAACCAGTTCAACAAGCTCTATGACCCGCGAATGGCGCTGGCGGTGTGCGTGTCGGGGCAGCTCTATCTGATCGACCTTATCGAAAAGCTGGAAGAGGTCCCGAGCTTTCGCCTCATCCAGTCCAACACGGACGGGCTGATCATCTCCTACGACGCCGAGCACGAGACGGAGATCGACGCCGTAATCGACGAATGGAGCCAACGGACCGGCTTCGGGATGGAGGCGACCGACGTCGAGAAAATCGTCCAGAAGGACGTCAATAACTACGTCCTGCGGACCACCGGGGGCGAAGTGAAAGTCAAGGGTCCCTACCTCGCCGTCCTCGACGCCCCGCACTGGCGGCAAAACAGCATGAAGATCGTCGCGAAGGCAATCGTCGAAAACTTGCTGAACGGCGTGCCGCCGGAGGAGACGATCGGCGCCTGCGATGATATGGAACAGTTCCAGATCATCACGAAAGCCGGCAACACCTACGACAAGGTCATCTGGCGGAGCCCGGCCGGCGAGGTTGAGGTCCAGAATGTCAACCGGGTGTTCGCCAGCATCAACGAGGACGCCGGTACGTTGTACAAAGTCAAGCTTCCGAAAGCGCCCGGCGAAAAAGAACGTCGGGACAAGATCGCCGATCTACCGGAACACTGTTTCATCGCCAATCGGCAGATCGACTTCAGATTAGAACTGCTCGACAAGCAGTTCTATATAGACCTTGCAAAAAAGAGGATTAATGACTACTTGGGCGTGAAGCCCGAAAAACCTGCAAAAAAGGAGAGGAAGAAAACCATGGCAACGAAGACCAAAGCCACTGAAACCGCACAAGTGCAGGAAACTGTTCCCGCGGATCCGCGGCTCCGGCTCTACCAGAAACTCGCGAAGCTTCAGCAAATTATGGACTCGTTCGAATGGACGAAGGACGGTAAGAACCGGCACCAGTCCTACGAGTACATCACGGAAAAGCAATACAAAAACAACTTCAAAAAGGCCCGGGCCGAGGCCGGGCTGCTGTGGAAGATGGAGGAGATCGGTCACGAGTTCATCGGCACCATCTCGGACAAGATGCACCTCGTGCTGACGAAATTCCGCGGCCGGCTGATCGACCCAGAGACGGGCGAGTTCGAAGAATACCTTTTCTCTGGCAGCGGCGCCGACAACGGCGACAAGGCGCTGTACAAGGCGTACACCGGCGGGCTGAAGTTTTTCCTGGCGTCGAACTTTCTCGTCGCCGAAGGAAACGATCCCGAAAACGATGAGGAGGAAATGCGGCAACTCAAGCCGGCCTATGCCACGCCCGAACGGCGGGAAGAGATCCGCGGCGCGTTGACCAACCAGGACGAGCCGGCGACGGAGGAGCAGCTGGAGGCGATCGCGCTCGGCATCGAAGAATTGCAGAAGGCCGGAGTGGACGAGGAGACCATCGCGGGATTCGCGGAGGCCCTCGAAAGCGAGCTGACCAAAGCGGACGCCGAGAAGCTGCTTGACGCCATCACCGAACTGACGGCGACGCCATTCTGAGGTGAGGAATATGCAGATCGACCTCCAAACCCGAACAATCCGGCTTCCGGAAAAGCCGCGGCGAGTCAAAAAGATCACGGGGACGAGGCTGGCGCCGATCCTCGGCCTCTCCCCGTGGTCAACGGAATTCGAAGTCTGGTGCGACATGATGGGCGTCTACAGGAAGCCGTTCGAAGAAACGATTTACACGGCCGCTGGCAAAATCATCGAACCGAAGGTCATTAACTATCTGAACCGGCGGTACGCCTTTGGCAAGCTCCAAACACCGACCCAGTACTTCGGCGGCCAGCCGCGTTACGAATGGGACCATTTCCCGGACGAACCGATTTTCGGCGGCATGTGGGACGCGCGGACGCCGACCGCGATCTGGGAACTCAAGACCACCAAACGGGTCGAGGACTGGTACAAACACGGCCAGTTCTCGCCACCCGAATACTACAAGCTGCAGGGCGCGCTGTATGCGTATCTCTCCGGGCTGGACGAGTTCCGGATCGTGCTGACGATCCTCACGGATAAGGACTACGAGGCGCCGGAAAAGTTGGAGCCCTCGCCCGACAACACGATTGTCAAGAAGTACAGCGTGGCCGCGGAATACCCGAACTTCGCCGCGCATCTGGATCGGGCACTCGAATGGTACGAGCGGCACATCAACGGTCTCGTGAGCCCGGTCTGGGACGACAAGAAGGACCGGGAGATCGTCCAGGCGCTCACCACCGCGCACGTCCCGCAGCCGGCGGCCGGCGAGGAAGGCGATATCGTCGCGGAGCTCATCCGGCGGATCGAGCCGCTACAGGCCCGGATCGACGCTGTGAGCGAGCAGATCGCCGAGGACGAAAAGGCCCTGAAGCAGCTCAAGGACCAGCTCAAGGCGGAGCTGGAAGCGCGGATGAAGGAGAGTGACAAGAAGATCCAGGCCGCCGGCAAACTGTACCTTTTCGAAGTCACCAAAACCGCCGCAAGCGGCATCGACACCGACCGCCTGAAAGCGGACGGGCTCTATGAAAAGTACCGCAAAAGCGGGTTCACCACCAAAATCACCATCAAAAGGAGCGATGCTGTATGAAGCGCAAACTGGTCGAAGGATTCCAACCCATTCCGGCAGGGGAGCAAGTCGTCCGCATCAAGGAGATCGACGAGACGGACTACGAGAAATTCGACAAGCTGGTCGTCGTAATCGAAGACGCCCACGGCCGCACGGCACGCGTCAACTTCACGTTCGTCAACGACGACGGCACGCCGAATGACACCGCCGAGTTCGTCTATTCGCGGATGGCCCGGGCCGCCATGGGCGACGAAACACTCGATGAAGTGGACACCGCCGACCTGATCGGAAAGTTTGTCCGAGTCGAGATCGAACACCGGACCGGTTCGCAGGGCGGCACGTTTGCGAACGTGAAACGCTGGATCGGCCCCGGAGAACCGTTCGAAGTGAGGAAGTCCGCTGCCGGCAACAAAACTGTCGGATCCGCGGGTGCCGCGTCGCCGGCCGGAGAAGCGCCGAAGAAGAAAACGGCCGCCGAGATCCTCGCCGAAATGAAGGCTCGGAAGGCTGCGGGGAAATGAGAGAGAAGCAGCTGCAGGATGACTGCGTGCGGTATCTCGAGGGGCGCAATATCTACCATGTCGTGACACACGGGAACGCCTTCGAGCGCCGCGGCCGGATCTGTATATCTGCTACCGGGGGCGTTTCATCGGTTGCGAGTTGAAGAAGGGGTCGGGCGACAAGCCCACCCCTTTACAACAAAAGCACCTGCGGGAGATTGAAGCAAGCGGAGGGATAGGGGTATGGCTCACGTCGCTGGATCAACTGAAAAGCCTGCTGTCCTCGATCGATTCGATGCCTTCCTGAAGCTCCGGGAAGACAAGGCGCCGATCAGTTGGGACACCTATCCGGCCGACAGGCTCCGCGCGTGGCCGAACGTCGGTCTGCCCATCCCTGAGCCCTACGTCGCCGTGGACATCGACGACGCCGAGCAGGCGGAGAAGCTGACCCGGCTGGTGACCGAGGAAGGCATCAAGTGTCAAATCATGCAGACGTCCCGCGGCAGGCACTTTTGGTTCGCGACGGCCGAACCGGTCAAGAACACGATCAAGTCGACCACCGGGATCGGCCTCGTCGCCGACTACCGCTCCTGGGGCAAGCAGTCTCAGGTATGCGTGAAATACGCCGGCAAGTGGCGGGAATGGCTGACGGATTGGGACTGGGACGAGCTCGACGAGTTGCCCAGGTGGCTTCGTCCTCTGCGCCAAACGAAATGGCGCTTTTATGAGATGGGCGAGGGCGACGGCCGGAACCAGGTGCTGTTCGAGTACCAAATTCTGCTCGCCAGCCGCGGCTACACACACGCGGAGGCCGCGGAGGTCCTGCGCCTGATCAACCAGTACGTGTTCCGCGAGCCGCTGCCGGATGACGAGCTCGCCAAAGTCTGCAGGGAAGAGGCATACCCGGAAGTCGACCGGCCGGCGCCGGGCGTCGATGTCGACGCGCCCTGGTTCACGGAAAAGGGGAAGTTTCTCCATAACGTCATGGGGGACATTCTGATCAGCGAAATGCGCATCATCAGCCGGCACGAGCGCCTGTACGTGTACAAGGACGGCTACTACCAGCCGGGGGAATACGAGATCCTGCGGGCGATGATCGAAAAATACCCGACCTCGAAGCGCAGCGAGCAGAACGAGGTGCTGAACTACATCACGATCCAGCGGCACATCGGCGACCCGCCGGTGGAGGAGTATGTCATCAACGTCAAAAACGGCCGGCTGGACCTCAGAACCGGAGAGCTTCACCCACACACGCCGGAGGCGTACGACTTCCAGCAGGTCAATGCCGTCTACGACCCCACGGTCTATTACGAGCCGATCGACCGGATGCTCATGCGGGTCTTCTGCGGGGATTATCAGCTGTTCAAGCTGTTCGAGGAAATGCTCGGGTATTGCCTGATCAAGAATTGCCGGATGCAGAAGATCTTCATCATGTTCGGCGACGGCAACAACGGAAAGTCGACGCTCCTGCGGATGATCTGCGCATTCATCGGCGAGGGGAATTATTCAACCCTTTCGCTGCAGGATCTGGAGACAACGTTCAGGCCCGCAGAATTGGAAAACAAGCTGGTCAACCTGGGTGATGACATCCCGGCAACGACGATCAAAGACTCCAGCCGGCTGAAAAGCATCTCGTCCGGGGAGCGGATCACAGTCGAACGCAAGAACAAGGACCCATTCATCCTGAAAAATTACGCAACCCTGATTTTCACCACAAACAAGATGCCACCGGTCAATGACAAGTCGTTCGGGTTTTACCGGCGTCTGATCCTGATTCCGCTGGATGCCAAATTTTCGAACACGGATCCGGACTACGACCCGGATATTTCCCAGAAGGTCGTTTCCGAAGAGGCGCGCAGCTACCTGCTGAACATGGCGGTCCGGGGCCTTCGCCGGCTGCTAAAGAAGGGCTTCACCCGGTCGGAGAAGGTGGAGAAGGCGATCCGGACCTACAAGGTTCAGAGCTCGCATGCGCTGACCTGGCTTTCGGAAAACGACATCACGGAGGAATATCTGCTTTCGAAACACACCGGGGAGCTGTACGCCGAGTTCAAAACATGGTGTGAGCAGGAGGGTGTGGAGAACATTCCCCGGCAGCAGACGTTCACGATGGACATCCAGAAAGAGTTCGATTTCATGATTTCGAAACAGGTGCGGGATCCGAAAACGGGAAAACGGTGCCGGTTTTTCATACGCTCGGGTGGAAGTGAAACGGAAACCTCAGAAATTGAAGTGACGGCGTGACAAGTACTGTCACTTCGTCACGTCGGAAAATCGGAAAAATTTCAAAAATCCGAAGTGACGACGTGACATTTTGTCACTTCACTTTTTCCGAAGTGACACGAAGTGACACCGAAGTGACAGGCTTGAACCCGCGCCAGAACTGGGAAGTTGGATTTTGTCACTTCTGTCACTTCTATTTCCTTTCTTTTACGTACGCGCACGCGCGCACGCACGCGCACGCGCGCATGTAAAAGAAATCAGCAAAAATGACGTGACGAAGTGACAAATTCGGAAAAGTCCAATACTGACGCGGTATCTGGTTGTCACTTCAAATTTGAATGGAGTGACACGAGGTGACAGCGACGTGACAAACGTTGAAAGGAGCCATTTGGAATGAGCCGTGCGGAGAAGCGAGCCTTCTACCAGCGGGTCCGTAAACTCGGCTACCGCGAGTTCTGGCAGGCCATGGACGAGCTGCACACCCGGGCGTACCAGCTGGCCGAACAGCACTATCAAGAAGCTATGGACATCGTGCTGACACCCCGGCAGAAAGCCGCCGTGGTGGCGAAGGCGGAGGAGATCCGGGAGCTTTGGGACGGGGTTTTTGAAATCAGCGTTGATGCCACGGCAGATGTCGAGAATCTGGTGGATGAGTCGGCCGCTTTCGGGATCGATTGCCGGAACGGGAGGTGCGAGTTTTGAGCATAGAGATGATGACCACCCAAAAATGCAGCCATCCATCCTGCCAGTCGCCGGCGACGCATACCTGGGCACTGGTGCCGGTGTGCCGGGGACATCATGAGGCGATTCTGGTGGAGACGGTGAAATATTATCTGTTGGGTGGGCGAACGAGACGGGTGATGTACGAGCGAATACGACACTTGACACCGTGGGGGCGATTGGATTGATCGAAAACAAACTTCGCCGCGGAACATTTCAGCATGTGGAGTCTGAGTTGTACGCCTATCATGAAACGAAAAAAGAGATTGTCCGTCTCAAGAACGAAATCCTCTATGCTTCGGCTCCACCGGATGAGAACATCGGCGGCAGCCGCGGGAACATGCCGGGCGATCCGACCGGCCGGACGGCGGTGCTACTGGTGACGCATCGGAAGATCGAGCAGCTTGAGCGGATCGTTGAAGCGATTGAGAGCGTCGTTGAACGGCTACCGGAAAAGAAAAAACGGCTTGTTCAGTTGAGATATTGGGACAAGCCTAGAACATTAACATGGGATGGGATTGCGTTGAGGTTAAATGTCAGCCGGAGGACTGCTATCAACTGGCGCGATCAAATTGTAACATCTATTGCCGAAATATTGGGATGGAGATAAAATGAAATGGAGGAAATAGCTTCTATGGAGGAATTGCTAGTGACTCCTGATCAAATGCAGTTAATTTTGCAAAGAAAGTATGAGATTGTCACAAGAAGTGAATTGCCAAATGGTTCTGGTACCCAATTTAGATTATCAAACAATGCAATAGTGAACGTATTTAAGACCGGAAAATATAACGTACAGGGTAAAAATAGTGCCGAAGTTCAAACGTATATTCAAAATAATCTCGCAAGTTTTTCTGATGAATCCGCAAGCGTAAATAAGAATGTTTTTGTAGTTTACGGGCATGATCAAAATTCAAGAAATCAACTAGAGTTACTTTTAAGACGATTTGATTTAATTCCGCTCATATTGGATCAATTGCCTTCTGGTGGACAAACCATTATTGAGAAATTAGAAGCTAATATTAGTAGAGCCCATTTTGGAATTATTTTAGCAACTGCTGATGACGAAGGGTATAGAAGAGGACATCCAGAAGAGAAAATGTTTCGGGTCCGACAAAATGTCATCTTGGAAATGGGCATGTTATTAACTCGTTTGGGGCGGGATAGAGTATTTATTCTATTGCAAGATCAGGAAAACCTTGAAAGACCTTCTGATATCCAAGGGCTCATTTACATTCCATTTAAAGAAGATCTTATCAAAGAAGCTGGTCCATTACTTGCAAGGGAACTTGAGAAACTTGGGATTATGATTCCGGCTTCAGCGCTAACATGAAATTTGCACAATTTGTGCACTTTTGGCCTTAAAATTTGTGATAAACTTGTACCATAGAAGAAAATCGATTGCCAAGAGTCCTGGTTAATCCGGGACTCTTTTCTCATATTGTCCAGCCGCCTCGCCGGGGTATGAGCCAGCCCTCTCCTCACTGGGACCGGACCGGTGCGGGGCGGCTGTCCGGGGTTATAGTCAAAAAGAAAGTCCGCAGCATTAATTGCGGACCAGGCATCTTTCTCTTTGCAATTTACCATAGTTTGTGCTGGACGTTACAGGGAGGATTGTATCTACGAATGAAGTCGGTTTCCATACTCTCGCGGATGATTTGACTTGCAACAGGGATGTAAGAGAAATAATTCGCTCTTTTTGATACACAGTCATTTGCTCCATCGCAGTATTGAAGGAAACGTTGGCGCAAATTGCTTGTTTGACCAATGTAGATTGGTTGTCCGTTTGTGTTCCGATCACTCCAAAAGGCATAGACGCCTCCATGTTCAGGAATAAAGGCTGCAGACAACTTATTAAAAACCAATGGATTCGACCAATTCATCATTCGACATTCACCTCCTTTCTTTTGCATAAATTCGACAGAATTATGTAAAAACCTTTATTTGGTGGTTTTAATGACAAACAAAACACAAGTTGCGAAGATGTCCAATCGACCGCTTCGACCATGCGCCATTCCGCTTTGCCCGAATCTTACGCGCGAGCGATATTGCGGGCAGCACGCCTACCGAAAAAAGCAGGACGAGGCGGAGCGGCAGCGCTTCTATGACCGGCATCAGCGGGATCGGAAGGCGGCTGAGTTCTACCGAACTAGGGAATGGCAGCGGCTGCGCGAAAGACGTCTGGCACTTGATCATTATCTCTGCCGGAATTGCCTCGCTGAACAGAAGCTCACCAGGGCGACAGAGGTTGACCACATCATCCCGATCAGGGTGAGGTGGGATCTCCGCCTCGAGCTGAGCAATACTCGGTCGCTGTGCCACCGGTGCCACATGAGGAAGACCGCTGAGGACCGGCGAAGGTACGAATTACTATAAACTGGTAGAAAGTCGCTTTCACGCACTAAAGCGATGGGGTGGGGGAGGGGCAAAAATTTCCAGAACGGCTCCTATGACCGCGCGCCCACCCATTCGCGCGCAAAACTCCCTTTTTGGTGTGAGCTAAAGGAGGTGGTTCCATGGGCAGGCGGGCTAAACCGGTTGAGCTGCTCGTGCTCAACGGAAAAAAGCATCTGACGAAAAAGGAGATACAGAAGCGCCGGGATGCCGAAGCGAAGCTGAAGCCGCCCGCTGACGCCGTGAAACCTCCGTCTTGGCTGACGCGGGAGGCGCGGAAAGTCTGGAAGCGGGCGATCGCCTCTCTTGATCCGCTCAAAATCGTGACAAATGCCGATGTCGAGCAGCTCGCGATGTTCTGCGACGCTGCAGCGAGGTATGCGGAGTGCAGCCGGATCATCGCGAAGGAAGGTATCGTAATCATCGGCCCGAAAGGCCCGATGCAGCACCCGGCAGCTGTGGCCCAGGCGAAGTACGCGGCGATCGTGACGAGGATCGGCTCAAAATTCGGCCTTGACCCGTCCGGCCGGGCCTCGCTCGCAATTCCAAAGGGCGACGACGAGCCGCAGGATGAATTCGAGAAGGTGTTCGGCTCGTGATCGCGACGAAACTGGACGCCGCAACGCAGTACGCCTGGGACGTCATGGAGGGGCGCCAGGTCGCCGGCAAGTGGGTCCGGCTTGCATGCGAGCGGCACCTGCGGGATCTGGAACGCGCTGGCACACAAGATTTCCCATACGTGTTCAATCCGGAGAAGGCGGAACGAGTGTTCGCCTTCTTTCGTTTTTGCCGGCATGTGAAGGGTCCGCTAGCTGGGAAGCCGGTCGAGCTTGAACCGTGGCAACGGTTCCTGCTCGGCAACCTGTTCGGATGGGTGCATATGGACACCGGATACCGCCGGTTCCGCAAGTCATATACCCAAGTGGCCAGCGGAAATGGGAAGTCGACGGTGCTTTCCGGACTCGGTCTGTACATGCTCATGGCTGACGGAGAGTTCGGTGCCGAGGTGTACGCCGCGGCGACGAAAGCCGAACAGGCCCGGATAGTGTTCAACGCCGCCAGGGTCATGGCGACCAGGAGCCCGGAGCTTCTCCGTCGGCTGGAACCGAAACGTGGGCGGATCGAGCACCCGGCGACGGAAAGCTTCTTCCGACCGCTCAGCAAAGACGACCAGCAAAAGGGCGATGGACTGGCGCCGCATTTGGCCATCATCGATGAGTATCACGCGCACCCGACATCAGAGATTTACGACGTCCTGGCACAGTCACTCGCGAAGCGCGCGCAGCCGCTTCTCTTCGTCATTACCACGGCAGGATTTGACCTTTCTTCTCCATGCTACGAGGAATACCAGTACGCCTGCAAAGTGCTGGAGGGTGACGTCGAGAACGAGGAATATTTCGCTTACATCGCCCAACTTGACGCGGACGACGATCCGAAGGACGAATGCGTCTGGATCAAGTCGAATCCGCTGGTCGCCACGACGGAATGGGGCATGCGGTCGCTCCGGGCGCAGCTGAAGGAGGCCCTGGAAGTGCCGAGCAAAATGCGGCACTTCCTCACAAAAAACATGAACATGTGGGTTGACCAGAAAGAAGACGGATACATGAACATGGCGAAGTGGCGCTCCTGTGCGGCAACGAAAGATAATCCGATACCGGACCTGACCGGCGCGCCGTGTTACATCGGCGTGGACCTATCCGCAAAGATCGACCTTTGCAGCGTGGCATTGGAATTTCCGCTCGGAAATGGCCGTTTCGCGGTCCGATCCCATTCGTTTATCCCGGAAGAGCGCTTGAGAGAGCGGATGAAAACGGACAAGCGTCCCTATGACGCATGGGTGAGGTTGGGGTGGCTCTCTGTCATACCCGGCGCCGTGGTTGACCAGGAAGCTGTTATCGAATGGATCGAAAAGCAGGTTGAAATGCACGGATGGAAAGTGCAAGAAATCTGCGGAGATCCTTGGAATGCCACACAGTTTGGCATCGAGATTCAAAGGCGAGGGTATGTTTGGGTTGAGATCATACAAGGCGTCCGGACGCTTTCCGAGCCGACGAAAGACTTCCGGGAGCGTGTCTATCGTGGTCAGATCATCCACGATGGAAGCCCGGTCCTTCAATGGGCGATGTCGAATGCTGTGGAGAAGATCGACGCGAAAGGAAACATCATGCTGGACAAGGAGAAAAGCCGTGAGAAGATCGACCCGGTGGCCGCGCTCATGAACGCGCACACGCGAGCAATCCACTACGGAAAGGAGGCCACATATGACCCGAACCGATATGCGACGGCAGAAATCCTGGAAAAACTTTGGGGCTAAGATCCTGAACCTGTTTCGGGATTCGACAGAAGTGAAAAAGGAATACAGCCTGGATGATCGGGCGTTCCTCGAATTCCTCGGCCTCCGTCCGGATGAAATCGACGTGCGCGGGGAACGTGGACTGCGGGAGGCGACGGTTTTCGCTTGCGTGAAGATCCTTTCCGAGGCGGTGGGAAAACTGCCGCTGAAGGTCTACCGGGAAACGGAGCGAGGGATTGAAAAGGCGACGGATCACTATCTGTATCCGCTGCTGAAATACCGCCCTAACCCCTACATGACCGCATCGGACATGTTCCGGGCGGTCGAGGCACAGCGGAATCTGCACGGCAATGCCTACATCGTTCCGGAGGTAATCCAGTCAGGGCCGGACCGGGGAAAAATCCGTTGGCTGTGGCCGGTTGACGCAAAGTACGTGCAGATCTGGATCGACAACCGCGGGCTTTTCGGCGCCCGAAACCGTGTCTGGTACGTGGTTACGGTGGGTGGGGAAGAGATTCGCCTTGCCCCGGACGAAATAATCCACCTTCGGGCCATGACGCTCGATGGAATCGTCGGCATGAGCCCGCTGCAGTATTTGCGCTGGCTCGTTGAGGCCGGCGCCGCGGGAACGAAGCACGTGCGGGACTTTTTCAAGCAGGGGCTACAGGTCAAGGGGCTGATCCAATATACCGGAGACTTGAACCCGGAAGCCGAAGAGGAATTCCGCCGGCGATTCGAGCGTATGGCGTCCGGCCTCAAAAATGCGCACCGGGTCGCGCTTATGCCGATCGGCTACCAGTTCCAACCGATCGAGCTAAGCATGACGGACGCGCAGTTTCTTGAGACGGCGCAACTCACCGCGCGGCAGATCGCGAACGCCTTCGGCGTGAAGATGCACCAGCTGAACGACCTTTCCCGGGCGACGCACACGAACATCGAACAGCAGCAAAAGCAGTTCTACGCGGACACGCTGCAGGCGATCCTGACCCAGTATGAACAGGAGTTCACATACAAACTATTCACACCGTCGGAGATCACCGACGGTTTTTATGTGCGCTTCAACGTTGACTCCATCGTCCGCAGCGATATCAAGACCAGGTACGAGGCGTACCGGACCGGAATCCAGGGCGGCTTCCTGAAACCCAACGAAGTTCGTGCGTGGGAGGAATTGCCGGCCGAGCCGGGAGGGGATGAGCTCTACGCCAACAGCGCCCTGGCACCGCTCACCGTGCTAAGGGATCTCGCACTTGCGAAAGGAGGTGATCGGGGTGCAGCGGGAACGGAAAACGTCGAGGGGGCGTAAATTCTGGCAGTTCCGGTCCGCGGCCGAGCCAGGCGTGGGCGAACTGCTTCTCTACGGTGAGATCGCTGACACGACGTGGTGGGGCGATGAGGTAACGCCAAAGCAGTTCTGGGATGAGTTGCAGAAGATGGGCGTCATCTCGGAACTACGGGTTTATATTAACTCACCTGGTGGTGACGTGTTTGCCGGCCAAGCCATCCTTTCGATGTTGAACCGCCATCCGGCTACGGTCACGGTTTACGTCGATGGTCTGGCGGCATCGGCAGCGTCATTGGTCGCGATGGCTGGGGACAAAATCATCATGCCGCGTAATGCCATGATGATGATCCACAATCCTTGGACGATCGCATGGGGGGACGCAAATACGTTCCGTCAGGTGGCCGACGATCTGGATAAAATCCGAGAATCCATGATCCCGGTGTACGAAGCCCGGACGGGGTTGCCGCGGGATGAAATCATTAAAATGCTCGACGACGAAAAATGGATGACTGCCGAGGAAGCGGTCGAGCTTGGATTCGCCGACGAGATCGAGGAAGCGAAACAGGTGGCCGCATCGATTGCGGGACAGCGGATCGTCGTCAACGGTGTGGAGATGGACCTGAGCAGGTTCAGAAACCCGCCGAAACTGATGCCGGTCACTCCCGAACCGCCAAAGGCGGATGGGGCGAAGCCGACCGACGACAAACTCAAACTGCTTTCGTTTGAACTGGAGCTGCTTACTGGCAGCTCTTCATCAAAAACCAAGAGGTGATTTTGAAAATGACCCGTGAAATGAGAGATCTTCAGTCAAGACTCGCAACGGCCGAGCAGAACGCACGCCTCGCTATTGGCGAAGGTCGTGTGCAGGATGCTGAAAAGCACATGGAAGAAGTCCGATCGCTCCGGAAGCAAATCGAAATGCTGGAAGAGCTGGAAGCGCAGGCGCAGCGCGAAGCAGAAAACAGCATTCCGGCCGGCGAGGAGCGCGACCGCAAGGAGCTGGAAGAGCGGTATGCGAAGGCTTTCGTGAAGGCCATTCGCCGGAAGAATCTTTCTGCTGACGATCTCGATGCCGTCGTCTCCTATCGGCGTCATATCCTGAACGTCATGCACGAAGGCGGTGTGACCACTGATCCGGACGGCGACAGCTCGCTCATCGTTCCGCAGGACATCCAAACCCGGATCAACACGATCATGCGGGAACTGAATGACCTGACGGAGTACATCCGGGTCGAGACGGTCAGCACGCTTTCCGGCAGCCGGGTGCTGGAGAAAGACGAAACCATGACGCCGCTGCAAGTGGTGGAAGAATATGGGGAAATCCAGCAGACCGACAACCCGAAATTCGTTCCGGTCACGTACAAGCTCGTGAAGCGCGCCGGGTACCTGCCGCTGACCAACGAACTGCTCCAAGACAGCGACCAAAACATCCTGGCCTACGTCACCGACTGGATCGCGCGGAAGGTTGTGGTCACGCGAAACATCCTGGTTGCCAACCTGCTGAATACGCTGACGGCTAAGACGATCGCGGATCTGGACGCCGTGAAGCGCATCCTGAACGTCGACCTGGACCCGGCCATCAGCCGCACGGCCGTCGTCATCACGAACCAAGACGGCTACAACTGGCTCGACACGCAGAAGGACAATCAGGGCCGGTATCTGCTCACGGACGACATCACGCAGCCTGGCCGGAGACTCCTGTTCGGCCGCCCGGTGGCCGTGGTGTCGAACCGGTATCTGCCGTCCCGGGAAGACACCGGCGCAGGAAAGACCTACGCTCCGATCTTCCTGGGCAACGGTCAGCAGTTCGCCGTCTGGTTTACGCGCGGCGCCTACGAGCTGGCCAGCACCCGCGAGGGCGGCGAAGCCTGGCGGCGTGACAGCACGGAGCTGCGCGTGATCACCCGCGATGATCTGAAGCAATGGGATGCGGCGGCGATGGTTCGCGGAGAAATCGATGTGACGACGGCGGTGTGAGGCGATGCGGCTCCGCACGACGAAAGGTTTCTATGACAAGAAAGCGTGCCGCTACCGCCCTACCGGGGAAGAGTTCGACGTAACGGAAGCGCGTGCAACTGAGATCCTCGCTGCTGGAGTGGCGGAAGTCGTCGAGGACTCCGCCGACTCTGCCCCGCCTGAAGAACCGGAACAGAAGTCTGTGAAGGTTCCCGCGGAAAAGCCGAAACGCCGTCCGCCGAAGGGATGATGCCCGATGCTGGACCTGATCGAGGTCAAGCTTTGGTTGCGCCTGGAGCCATCCGACACAACCGAGGATGTCCTTCTCCAGACGATCATTACTGCGGCAGAGGAATATCTGCGGAACGCGCTTATGTCCTGGATTGACCCTGCGAAAAACCCGCAGGCGAAGCTCCTCGCCATGGCGCTCATCACCGACATGTACGAGAATCGTTCGGCGGTCATCGAGGACGCGCGAAGCGCAGCGCAGGCCAGCGGACTTCGGCCGACCATTCGGGCTCTGTTGGAACAGCTCAAATACGCGTATCCGCAGATCGAGCCACCGGATTTTCCGGACGTGGATGTCGGAGCAGCGGTCGAGCTTCAGCTGGTTGCTCGCGGCGGGTCGCGTCCCTACGAATGGTCGATTATCGATGGAGAGATGCCGGACGGTCTTGAACTTGATTCAGTGACTGGAATCATCGCGGGGACGCCGACGACGGCTGGCAGAAAGGTAGTCACGGTCGAAGTAAAGGATGCAGATGGGCGCACATCCAGCCGAACGGTAGCAATTACGGTGGTGGATTCGTCGTGAAGATCGGCGATCTGAGGCACCGGGTGGAGATCGGCCGCTACACCTCCGGCAAAGATCAATTCGGCAACCCTCTGCCGAAACAGTGGCATCCTGTGGCCGCCGTCTGGGCCGCTGTGGAGGCTCTCACCGGGCGCCTTCGCTTCGAATCAATGCAGACGGCGGAGCAGTCCGACCATCGCGTGACGATCCGCTGGCGCCGCGGGATCGAGCCGGGGATGATTGTTCACCACGACGGCCGTGAGTTCACTGTTCAAGCTGTTCTGGACCGGGATGGTCGCCGCCGCTGGCTGACGTTGCTCTGTAAGGAGGTGCGCCCGGCATGAGGATGAAGG